TAGATCATTTCATAATGTAATCAAAGATATGCAACTTCACGCTTCAGTTTATGGTTCATGTTGGGCTATTATAGATAAACCAGCAACAGTAGCTAAGACTAGAGCAGAAGAACTACAACAAGATATAAGACCATACATATCAATCTATACTCCAGAGAATGTGACGAACTGGGAATATCAACGATTGCCAAATGGTAGATACTTCTTAACATCATTAACTATTGTTGAAGATATAAACGAAGATAGAGCAATCATTAAAGTTTGGACTCCAGAAGATATTACAACATACAGAGTTAATCAGTACATGAAGGATTATTCAACATCTAAGCCAGTTAAGATTGATGAACAACCAAACGCTATTGGAGAAATACCAGCAGTTGTTTTATACAATCAAAAATCACAAAGAAGAGCAATAGGTGTAAGTGATTTGTCAGATGTTGCAGAATTACAACAGTCTATTTACAATGATTATTCAGAGATTGAGCAGTTAATAAGATTATCTAACCACCCTAGTTTAGTTAAAACACCTAATGTTGAAGCTAGTGCTGGTGCTGGTAGCATTATTGAGATGCCGGAAGATATGGACGCAAACTTAAAACCTTATATCATTCAACCTAGTTCTCAATCATTAGACAGCATAATGAAAGTTGTTAATATGAAAGTTAATGCCATTGATAGAATAACACATATGGGTTCTGTAAGAGGTACGGAGAAAACTGTTAATTCTGGTATTGCATTACAAACTGAGTTCCAATTACTTAATGCAAGACTATCTGAAAAGGCTGATCTATTAGAAAATGCAGAGGAAACTATTTGGTCATTGTTTGCTAAATGGCAGAACAAAGTATTTGATGGTGAAATAGACTACCCAGATACATTTGATTTAAGAGATTATGCGGCTGATTTACAATACTTACAAGTAGCAAAAGCTAGTGGCGTTAAATCAGAAACATTTATTAAAGAAATAGATAAACAAATTGCAAGAGCAGTTGTAGATGATGATGAAGCAATTAATTCAATTAATAATGAAATAGACTCTAGTACAACAGCTATTGGTCAATTCTCAACAACATTACCTACAGATGACAATGGCGAAGAAGCGTAGAGCAACACCTAAAGACAAAAGTACAGGACTTCCAAAGAAGTATTTATCTGGATTAAAGGGCAAGAAAAGAAAAAAGAGAGCCAAGTTAATCAAGAAAGTATCATCATTATATAAATCTGGTGGCTTCATTCCTAAGAGTTTATTGAGAAGTAGGAGCAAAGCATAATGGCAAGTAGATTTAGAAAACCTTTATCAGCAAGTACAAAAGCAACACTTAGGCGTAAAGCTAAAGCGTCAAAGAGATATACTTATGGAACATTAGCTAAAGTTTATAGAAGAGGGCAAGGTGCTTTTCTAAGTGCTGGTTCAAGAAGAGTTCCTATGGCGGCATGGTCTATGGGTAGAGTTAATTCTTTTTTGCGTGGCTCAAGAAAACATGATTTAGATTTAAGAAAAAAGAAGAGAAAATAATGGCTAAGTATCAAGGCAGAACAGTAAAATTAAATAAACCCTTCAGAACTTCTGGAGAGCGTAAGAAGTTTGGGGTGTATGTTAGAGATAGATCAACAGGAAATGTAAAGAAGGTTAGATTTGGTGACCCTAATATGAAGATTAAGAAGTCTAACCCAGCTAGACAAAAGAGTTTCTTAGCAAGACATGGGGCTATTCTCAAGAAGGTGCGAGGACAAAAAACCCTAGCCCCTGTCTATTGGGCTTTAAAATCTTGGAGAAAAGGTTTTAATGTATAATGGCAAGGCAAGAAATATTAGAGAGATTAGCTGATTCTCACGAAGCACAAATCAAAAAAACATTAGAGAACCTAGAAGCAGATATTATTTCTGGTATCTCCAAAGCAACAAATGAAGATAATATTTTAACAACTAAAATATCTATTGATCTTCGCAAAGACTTAAAACAATACATGGAGCAGTACAGAATAGATACTGATACGCTGGTTAGAGATTATGACCAAATTGTGAATAGTTTTATGGAAGAGTTTGGACAACTTAATATCCCAGACAAGTTTAAATCATTAACAGAGGTTGATTTACTAACGATTAATCAATTAAAGTTTCAATCATTTTCTGGATTTGAGGAGATAGCTAATAGATATTTAACGGAAATATCAGCCAATGTTTATCAAAATGCTATTGCTGGTAAGCCTTTTAATGAGATGGTGAAGGATATTAGAGGATTAATTACTGGAGATGTAGATAGAAGAGGGCGGTCAATGTCAACTTACGCAAGTCAAATAGCCCATGATAGCGTTATGCAGTTTGATGGTCAATTCACAGTATTCAAAGCAAAAGAAGCTGGACTAGATAAATATAAATATACTGGAACATTAGTTAGAGATAGCAGACCACATTGTAGAACTCATGTAGGCAGAACATATACGGAAGAACAAATTAGAGCAATATGGCAAGGTTCTTGGGCTGGTAAATCTGAAGGTGACCCATTTATTGTTAGAGGTGGATATAGATGCAGACATACTTGGATTCCTATTGTTGAAGTAGAAGAAGATGATATTCCAGAAGAAGAACAAGATATTTCTAATATTTTAACTAATAAAAATACATTTACTTACGATAAAAATATAAACATTAATGGATTTAACAATGCCTTAAATAATTTAGAAGGACAATCAGAAGTAACTAAAAAAATATTTCAGTTTATAGATGCAAAAAACATTACTACTTTATTTTTGCCAAGATCATTTGGCAGACAAACAGTTAGAGATAAGTATATTAATGATATTAACAAAGTTTACAAAAATAATAGCAATAAACAATTACCAAACAATAAACTAAGAAGAATAAGCAAAAGATTAAATGGTAGAACAGCAAAAAACGAAGATTTTATTGCTGTTTTTGCTGACCCAAAAGATAAAGTAAATTTTTCAAAAGCAAACATTAAAGAATTACAATTAAATGTTGAAAAAGCCTTAAATGAAGCCAAAAATAATAATGGTGAATTTGTTTTAAAAAGAGGTACAGATAAATTTAATTTAAACTGGAGTTTTAGCAATGCACAGGGCAGTAATTTGACAAACGCAAGAATTTCAACTACTTTGCACGAACTAGGACATCAAGTTCATTATTGGGCTACTAATGAAGCTGGGGATTATGCAAGGAGTTTATCAAAAAAAATAACTGTTCTTGGAGAAACAAATGACAAAGAATATTTTGCTGAATTATTTACTGCATATTCATTAAACAAAAAAGCATTAAAAGCATTTGATGAAGAATTACACGATAGAATGGAGGAATTATTGAATATGGCAATTAAATCAAAAACTAAATTTACATCAATAGAGTTTTAAAATGGAATTTTCAGAAAATTTTAAATTAGCACAGGAATTATTAAATAATTTTCCATATCCTAAAAATATTAGAGAACAATTAGATAAATTAAGAAAAGAAATTCCAGAAAAAGAACTAAAGTTTTTTGATGATTTTTATGATACTATTGAAGAATAACAAAACTAACTAAGGAGATGACTATGGCTGACGAGCAAAAAACGGATACGGTTCAAGAAACTGCACCAGTAGAAGCGGTTGAAGAAACTAAAGTTGAAGAAAATTTATATAATGAAAAGCAATTACAAGACGCAATCAAATCAAGATTAGCAAGAGAACGATCTAAGATATATAAAGAACTTGGAACAGATAATCTTGATGTAGCTAAAACAGCTTTAAAAGAAAAAGAAGAGCAAGAGGTAGAACGAAAAAAACAGCGTGGAGAATTTGAGGATTTATTAAAACAACAAGCTGATAAATTTAATGAAGAAAAAACAGCATTACAAAAACAACTAGAGCAAACAAAAGTAAATGACGCTTTAGTAAATTCAGCAGTTAAGAATAAAGCAATCAATCCAGAGCAAGTAACAAACCTTCTCAAAGGTAAAGTTAAACTAAATGAAGATGGGCGTGTAGAAATACTTGCAGAAAATAATCAACCAAGATATAATTCTAAGGGCGAATTATTGAGTGTAGATGATTATGTTCAAGAGTTCATTACGCAGAACCCTCACTTTCAAGCGGCAACTCCTTCTGGGAGCGGAAGTGTGGCTAATGTGGGTAAGGTAAACGCAAAACCTTTTAATATTGCGGATTTAGATATGACAAACCCAGACGATAGAAAGCGTTATGCTGAATATAAGAAGGAAAGAGATGGAAAGCCATCTGTCATTAACTTAACTTAATATTAAAAGGAGTTAGCTATGGCTAATGAATCAACAAGTTCCACGCTATCGGAACTATATACTGAGATAGTAGCAGAAGCACAATTTGTCATTCAAGAGAAATCTATAATGAGAAATTTAGTAAAAAATTATACAATCGCTGGTGGCGGTAAATCTGTAGAAGTGCCGATTTATGCGGCTGTTGCGGCTGGGGCTGTAAATGAAGCGGCTGATCTTGCAAATACTGCAATAAATCCAACTTCAGTTACGATTACAGCAAGTGAAGTAGGGGTAATGACTACACTTACTGATCTAGCAAGAAATTCAGCACCAAGAAATGTTGCGGCTGATATTGGTAGATTATTCGGTGAAGCAATCGCAAAAAAAATGGATCAAGACTTACTTGCTCTATTTGATGGTTTTTCAACTGCTGTTGGAACTGATAGTGCGGTATTATCTGCGGCAACTGTATTCAATGCGGCGTCAACTTTAAGAGCGGCTGGATTGCCAGTTGATGAAACTTATCTTGTATTACACCCTAAAGTAGCATTTGATCTTAAATCTGGATTAACAAATACTTTTGCTGGTCTATCAACTGATCTATCAAATGAAGCATTGAGAAATGGTTTCATTGGTCAGATTGCTGGAATCAAAATATTTGAAACAGGTAATATGTCAAATACTGGAACTGCTGGAGATTACAAAGGCGGAATGTTCCACAAAGACGCTTTAGGTCTAGCAATGATGCAAGACATTAAGATTGAAACTCAAAGAGATGCTTCTCTAAGAGCAGATGAAATTGTAGCTACAGCAGTTTATGGTGTAGGTGAATTACATGACTCTTACGGAGTAGAAGTAATCGCAGACTCTTCAATCCTATAAATTAATTAATACAAGGGGGTTTAATAACCCCCTTTATTCACAGGAGTTTATGATGATAAAATTAGTTAAAGGGTCAAAGATAATAGAACGAACAGAAGCAGATTGGGAAAAAAATCAAAAGATGTGGGAGTACAGAGGTTTTAAATTGTATAGTGAAGAAAAAAAGAGTACACCTAAAAAAAAGAAAAGAGTTAAAGATGTGTAATTGTAATGGTCAATGTTTAGGTAGATAATGGCAACTTCAGTTTTTGGCGTAGCATTAAGTAACTTACAAGAGTATCAGCCAGATATTGCTGGTTATGGTATTGCTTCATGGGATACTCAACTTCAACACGCTGAAGATGATGTTTTAAGACAAATTAGAGAAGAATGGTGGGAAAGATACCGCCACACAGTACGTTATAAAGATATAACTAAAGTTACATCAATAGAAATGACAAACTCTAAACTCACGACAACACAATGGAGAAGAGCAACTTGTTATAAGGCTTTTGCAGATTA